GGTATGAGGACAATGACCCCAAAGCGGAGGAGCACTGGATAGCCGCGGGTGGTTCTACCTGCGCCAAGGATTGCCCACTCTGCAAGGTCGAAGAAGCTCTCGGCATATCCGAGTAGCACCTGCCCATCGGAGGACACATGGAAATCATCGAAGAGGCTGAAGTCAGAAAGATGATCCGAAGGGCCTGCAAGGAGTTCGGATCGCTTCGCGCCTTTGCTACCCACCTCGGGGTTTCCGCCGCCTTCGTTTCGGACATCGCGCGAGGAAACCGGGAGCCATCCGGGAAGGTTCTCCAGCACTTAGGGCTTTCCAAGGACGTGCGCCGTGTCGTCATTTTCTTCAAAACCCAGGAGTAGCCATGAGCCCATTCATCTGGAACCTGTTCGGACGCATCGCCTACGCTCCGCACGACCGCCACGACATACAGGAATACAACGGGTGGTGGAGGCACCGCGCCTTCGGCATCTACACCTTCCACCGCAAAGCCACGCCCGGCTGGGTGTAGCTGTCCAGGAGATGCCCATGCCCTTCACGCCCAGATTTGAGGTTTTCGATTCCGAGTGGGGATGGGTCTCTCTCGGATGGCAGCGCCGACGCAAACGAATGGAGCGCCGCTGGGACCGAGCCAATGCCCGAGGCTACAAGCACCCAACCTATCGCCCGAAGCGCAGCCGATGAGGCTGTCCAAAAGGAACTCACATGACAGATCACGAGAGAATGGTAGAACTCGGTATTGATGGTAATTGTGGGTTTGCCCTGCTTGGCGCAGATCTCCAATCCGGTGAAGCCGAGTTTGTCAAAATCCCGTCCCACGGGAGGCATCCACGAGCAGCGCTGCGCCTGCATTGTCGCTCTCCACAATTTACGCGAGCGCCTCAATAGGCCCGACCTGGTCTATTACCTAGGTCCATCACATCCATCCTGCCGTTGATATCCAAGACCATCCCCGGGAACCTTCCATGAAACATCCCTTCATCAGAACCGAGCAGGAAGCCGCCGCACTGGTGGTGGACTACTTGGAGAGCATGGGCCTCGACATCTACCAAGAGGTCGAAATGGACGGCGTCGTCGCCGATCTGGTGGCCCTGCGGGGGCCCGAGATCTGGATCGTAGAGGTGAAGATGAGCTGGAGTCTCGATCTTTTGCAGCAACTGCGGGAGCATCGGCGGCGCCTCCATGCTCATCGCCTCTTCGCCGCCGTTCCGCAGGGACGAAACGACATAGACAGGCAGAGGCTCTTTCTCGATTCCGGTTTCGGGTCCATCACGATCCGCAACAGTCCCGAGGAGTGGGCATACAAGACCGGAGTGTCCGTCATGGCCCCCCGGATCACGTCTCACCTCATCCCCGAAATCCGGAGCCTGCTGCGCGAAGAGCACAAGACTTTCGCCAAGGCGGGAGCGCCCTGTGCCGCCGGACGCTACACCCCTTTCCGGAAAACCATTGATGCCCTGGCCCGGGTGGTGAATGAACGCCCCGGGATGACCATCAAGGAGGCTATCACCTACCTGGACCATCACTACTCAAGCGATGCGTGTGCGAAATCATCCCTCCTATCCTGGGCACAGTCCGGGAAGGTTCCCGGCGTCCATGTGGCACAGGATGGGAAGCGCCTGACCCTCTGGCCCGAAGGGATGGAGCCCACCAAGAAGGAAGCTAGCCCCCTGCCCGAATGGGCACAACCCCACCTCAACCCACCGGTTCAGGCCACAGCCTGAGCCTGTCCACTGGAGGACGCATGCAATTCCCGGTTTGCCCTGTATGCGGAACATCCTATCGCCTAGCTCCAAATGGGATTGGTGGGTGGATGCTACAGAAAGTCTGCCCGTGCTACGAGCCCCCACGTCCTCAGATCATCTGCTCGGACCATTCCGAGCCCAACAAGCACTGAATGTCCAGGATGTTCCCGAAACGGATTTCGGGAACATGCCTCAACCGGCTCCCCTTGCACCCGTCCCGTGTGACGGTCACCACACCGCAAAACCAACAAACGAAATGATCCCACACCGCCAAGCCGCGCCGGACGAATTCAAGGCTGATGTGCCGTTACCGGAATCCGCAGGATGTGCGATGTTCGTTTTTTGCCTACTTGCGGCGGGTGCTATCGGAGTTTACATTGGATACAAGCTAGGCAGTGGATCCTGGTGATGCTCAAAGGTGAACCATGTCTATTAAATATGCCAACATCTCAACCACTTTAGTTTTGGCCCATCGGTTCACCAAAGGCTGTCTACCACTAGACCTAGCCCGAGAATTTGACCGATCCATTGGAGATGCGTTGCGGGAAAATTCTGAGCGGAATGATGAATTAATTTCACTCCGCGTCCAAGTTAAGGACCTAGTGTCTGAAAATATAAGACTCAAGTCCGTGATCGATAAAGCCGGAATCATGCTCCCTGGATCAACTCTATACTAATTAGAACTAATTTTAGTATCAAGCACCACAAAGAAAGGATTGGACAATGCCATCAAAGCTTTCACTTGAAAAACGAGAACTCCGATTTCTTATCGATGAGTTTTCTAGGGTATACCGAAAGAAGCTTACACTTGAAAAAAATCTTGCTGAAGTGAATAAAGAATATGAGCAACTTCAATCAAAATTACTTGATTCTTAATTTGGCTTAGGCATCAACTCCCGTTCTTGATCTGGAACTGATTCGTAGTATTCACGATACAACTTTTCGGATTTTTCCAAACGCAACCGCATAAAACGCGCATCGCGGCTCTCGTCTTTGAGCCGCGATTCTTTGTTGTTCTTTCCCATCAGAACCTCACTCCAGCACCGACAAAAACAGTTTGTCCAATGAACCCTGTATTGGCAGTTATTGCACCAGAATTGTAACTTACCATCGAACCATACACCTTCATGTGCTGGCGAAGATCATAACCGACAAGCCCGATTACTGACCGCTTGTAATTCGGTGTGATGGCTCGCTTGAAGTTCTCTACTTGCTGTTCGGATGCTGCCAGGGCCTTGGAACAGCCCTCAATCTGGCCATCACGCGCCTTGATCCTTGCCTCGTCATTCAGATGCCGGTCATCTTGAGCTGAAACTAGTTCTCGAAGAACCACCACTTCGGGGTCCCCGGCTGGTCCAGACACGTCCACTCCGGGGAGTCCGGGTAAGGGATCCAAGGGTTTGTCTGTAAGCTTCGCCAGTTTGGTTTTAAGCTCGGAGATGCGCTTGTCTTTGTCCACACCCCGCGCGTCCAGATCGAGAGCATCCTGCTTGAATCTGTCCCTTTCCTCTTTGCCATCGTCCACCACCTTCTGGAGACCTTCGTTTTGTAGGAGCACCCAAGCGAGTTTTTCTTCCGCCTTCCTCTGGACATATCTAGATCCAGCCCAGAAACCAAAGGCGCCCGATGCCAACAGAGCGCCCCCGATGATTGCGTAAGTCTTGAGTGTCACTTTCGGCCACCTTTCCCTTTACCCTTGCACCCCATTGTCATCACCTCCTTTTCGCTTCAATCGAGCCACGAGTTTGCCGCCTACATAGCCACCAGACACAGCGAGCAATAGAGACCCAAATGCATAATTCCATTCCCGCTTAATCTCCACCTTCAAGCCTACCGAAAGCCACACAATCCCAGCGGTTATGACCATCAGGTAAGCCAGCTTCTTTGTCTGTGGTCCGCCTGGCCCCAGAAGGCTCGAAAAGGAATTCATCAGACCATTGATAAGGGTCTTCATCCATGACATGCCTCACCTCACAACTTGCAACCTGTCTGGGCCTTCTGCGATCTTAAGACGGACTGGGCGCGGCATGATGATGCACCCCATGGATTCCTGGCCATATTTCAATGGGTTCAAAGACGCCCCATGGATCCAGAAATCATCCCGGCCATGCATTTCGTTTTCGAGATCAGGCGTAAGTTCCATCACGAAACGACCTAGACGCGGATGATCCTCAAGCTTGCCGATGGTATACCAACCCCTTGGAAGCGGTCCAGTTCGAACGATATCATCCTTGTCAGGGTTGTTCTTCCCCTTCCCTCTTCCCGCCCATCCAGACCCGACCAGCGTTCCGTCATCCAACTTCAGTTCACCAGTGCTTTGGGAGTAAACGTAATTCATCGGTCACACCTCTATCACAAGTATAGGCCAAAACTACCGCATCGCAAGGATTCTGCTATAGGTGTTAACAATCACGGGGACCATCAATAGAGTCAAGAACACGACTGCCAACCATTGGGCAATGGTCATCTTGACGTTCATGGGTGCTCGCCATTCTTTGATCTCAGAGAACCCTTTCCTGATCTCATCCGTTAGGTCTTGGAGCTTCTTCGCGCTATCAGTCTGCCCTTTGGAAAGGGTCCGAAGCTCCCTCGCGATCAGTGGGGCCACGATTGGCCAGTTACACACATCCGATTCACACGGGACCGGCGTAGCGTCCATCGCTTCTCTGAACGGATCATGGCTATCCTCTCCCTGGAAGTAATTCGGGATTGGCTGGGTAGAACGCGGGTCCTTGTGCATTTTGTAACCTCGATTCAGACTGATATTATGACATTATATTCGCAGCCTTCAGGACTTGGTATATTTCTTCAATTCTAGTTCTATTGTTATTTGATAATGCGATATGTGCATCTCTGTGGGCAGCCGTATCGTATGCACCAGCCGTGGTCCCAGTCCCTCCCGCTGGGGCTGCTGCTGCTTGGGCAGTTGGAGCGGAACCTGGTGCCAAGGAACCAAGATCCTTGTTCGCATCCGTGAGCACCAGACGTGATGCCGTTAGCCCATACACACGCACTTTCCCGTTTGGGTAAAACCTGGTTGACCAGGTGGTGTCGTTGTAAGCGGGGCCAATCCACAAATAGGTGAGCGTGGGTTCACCGCCAGACGCTCCGCCGAAACCTCCGAAGCCACCCAAGATTGCTTTTGATGTATCTGTAAATGAAAAATCCTTAGCCCACGCGCCTGAAGTGAAACCGGTGATCCTGACGCAGTCCGTAGAATTAGAAACAAGCACTCCTCCGATAGAAAGCGACGCTCCCTCGAGGGTACTTGCTGTTTTTATTTTCTTGGTCGCGTAGATTCCGCCCGGAGTCCCTAGGGATGCGCTCGTGGCGGAAACCGCCTCAGACGTATCCGACAAGTAGGATTTCCCTGCTCCTAGGTCTAGTTGCCTATTGGTGGTAGCTCCGGTCACATCTCCCGTATGGATCATCGAAGATGCAGAGAATCCGGTCCCATTTATGTCCCCGTGGCTGAACCCGTCCAGTCGCGGGCGAGTGCCAGTAATGCCAGTGGCGCTAACGTCGCCAGCGTAGAAGGACGCGATTGCCCCGTTAGCGACCCCTAGGTTCAGAATCAATTCTGCCCACACCCCAGATATTACGCCAGCTACAGTTGCCCCGGCATGCTGAGACGACACGGCCCCATGGTTTCCCGTCACAACGCCTGACCATACAGTAGCTCCTGTCAATTCGGATGTGTTCGAACCTCCGTATGCGTTTGTTCCACCACCTGCGGAAAGCGTGCATCTGCCGCGCAGTCCGACAGCATTGGACAAGGTCCCTGATCCAAGATGGACGAACTGCCCATACATGCCATACTGCGTGGCGGTAAAATTCTGCGCACACGCCGCCGGGATTGTGTGCGTCCCATTCAGTGCATATTTGTTGACCCCACATGTAGCAGATGGATTATTCGCAAAACTGGATAAATATCCAGACACGTTTTCAATGCTCGTGTCTTCAACGGATTGTTTTATCCTCCCCCTAATCAGCCCCCCACGAGTCAGGTCCCTATCTGGGCACATGGAAACGTAGATTGGATTTGACCAAGCGAACTTCCCGTCTGACGCTCGTGTGATCCTGATTCGGATATATTTTTCAAACCCTTGCGCTGTATACTCGCTTGACGTTCCCGCCGCAGTTGTCTGCAAAACCACCCCAGCGTCCCCGATCCATTCGATTTTTGCGGTTGCACCAGTGGTGGCCGTAATAACCCTCCCCGAGACGGAGACTGAGAGTGTCGCTCCGGTCGAGGCGTAGAAGTTGCCCCGTTTGATTGATTCAACAATATTGGCCTTCGTCGCGCTATCCGCGAACACGATGATCCAGCCCTTCCCGGCGTCCGCGCTCGCATTGTGGGTGTCATCTACCGCTGTCCCATAGGCGCGCCCTCCAGCGGTAAGCAACGCATCCCACCTGGATTCTGCATTCTCAGGAGGCGCATACGCATTGTATACCTCTATCCCCGCATACCCATCGAGTTGACTGATCTCGACATCTGTTAGTCCGATTGCTGCGTTTAGCGCTGGATGGGCGAGGATCGGCACTGCGCCCTGAGACAATATCGCATCAATAATGTCCTGGTGATCCGTATCGGTAACGTGGCTCGTCGCGTCCATCGACAGGATGTGGCCTGTTGCTGTAGATTCCTCCACACCGGGGACGAACAAGATCCCTGCCACGCCCGGGTCTGCGGTCACGACATTATGGTCAGTGATAGATACAAAATCGTAGCCAAGATTTTTGTAATAGGTAACCAGCGCTGACGGAGTATCAACCCCATCGGATCCAGTTGTGTGGTTGTGGATTGATCCTTTGTATGTTCCAGATTTGGTCTCATACGGGCTGACGATGCTGATCTGTGCTCCGAAATACACGAATGGTTCGTTCTGGTAAACCCTGACGAAATTAGTAGTGCCCAATTCGGTATGCCCGTGATCCCCGTAGGCAGCAAGAGCGTGAGTAGTCCCAAACCCTGGGAACGTCACCTTCGCGTCATCAAGAGCTACACGGTATTCCAAATACCCCATGGCCTGGACGATGGTGGAAGCGGATGTGACTGTTCCAGCGCCAACAGACAGGCCCATAAGAGGCGCGTTCGGCACGTAAGTTTTAACGGCCTTCTGACTTGGAACCGCAGTATCGTCACCCGGCGTCGAAAGTGCTCCGTCTGAATTGCCCGTGATGTTGTGGCCGTTTAGGTCAACATTCTTGTCAGCGTTTAGGTATGGCACATAAGCGGATGCGTCCAGGCCTCCAAGGGTAGCAGCTTCGGAAGACTGGGTAGACGGAGGTGCGGAAAGATGGGACTCAATGATCTCAGAAAGCATGTTAGGCATGTCAATCTGACCATGCCGTGGGACCGATTTCCCGCCTCTCCTCCCGTTGCTTACGCTCATGCTTGCCTCATTTCTTCTTCGGCTTGGGGCCAAGGGTTGCGCCTGCCAATGCCTCAGGAATGGATTCTGGCTGTTGTTCGCCCTCTGCTACATGGTGGACATACTTCCAGGTCCGCAGAATTTGGGCTGTCCCTGGAATTCCAGTCCAGGATCCAGCAGCGTCAAGCGCGTCGATTAGCGCCTCTTCTGGGTCCTTCTCCCCAGCCATGGCCTTGTTGATTGACCCAAGGGCCTCGAATGGCTTCACCAATGCAGAAATTACCGGGTTACGGAGATCAGCCTTCCTGCCCTTGATGATGGTGTTGATCCCAACATCCATGAGATCGGACACCACCGGGACAACACCAGCCACGCCCTTCATGGTTTGTTCGCCCATCCATGGTAGCCAGTCTTCATCGTCTTCTGGCCCACGATTTTTAAGCATTTGCCCTATCATCTGGGACAACACCACAGCCATCAGCGCGCTAGTCATCCGGGCGGGGTTCCCGCTCTTAACGGAAGACGCAACGATTCCATACAAAGTGTTCGCATCTCCCATGAATGTAGTGAACAACTTGGACGCTCCTGGACGGCGGAACATCTGAGACATGTTACGATTCTCACCAGCCTGAAGGCGACGAGCTACCATCCGATCCGCCTCCATAACGGCCTGGGCCTCGTTTCCGTGCTCATCCATGCCCTGGCGATACTTAGCAAGCCACGCAGGGAATGAAGTTAGGGAATCCATGACCATGAATCCTTGTCCAAGGAATTGGCTTACGCGGGCATTCCCTTCCCCAAGTGCGCCACGGGCTTCCTCCATCTCCCGAAGGTCACGCTGGAAGTTATCGGCCCTGAACCGCATCTCATTGGGTGAAAGGTCTTTGATGAATTTGACCATTTCAGATCGGTTTGTGATGACGTCGAAATACGCTTTTGCGAACCCAGGAACCCCGAAAAATTTGGTAGGGTTCCAATTCAAGATTTCCATTGCAGGTTTAACGACATCGGAACCCTGGATCAACAGCGACCCGAGATTGCCAATGAGAACCGCCGTAGTCATTGCTGACCGGCGCTTCATCAACCATCGCATCACCGGGCCTTCATCAACCGTTTCCGTGTTGGCCATGTCCTGCAGCCAGGGTTTAAACTGTTTTGCTTCTTCTTCGTTCAGTGTTTCCTGGAGTGCCCTCCGAACGTCTTCATCAGCAGTGAACCTAGACACGTTTCGTATCGTTTCACCCATCGTGATCCGGGTAACGACACTCTTGAGATGTGGCCCAAGGATGCTCCGATAATCCAGAAGTAACCGGTAAGTGGCGCCTGTTACTTTCTGGGCAGCACTGGTCTTTGTGGATGGGGCCATAGACCCGACCGAAAGATGCTTGAACGGATCCTCCATCAATTCGCCCTTGGCGTCCAGAACGGAATCAGCGCGAAGCGGGTAATATCCACCCCTCATGTGGATCACGGTTCCATCTTCCATCTTCACATCGAATGGAGTAAGGGTCTTGGCTACTGGCTCCAGGCCCGTCATTTGCTTTTCAACCTGGAACAAGCCTTCCTTTGTGGACTCTAGAGAATCCCAAACATCTTGGACAAACTTCCAATCAGATGGGCGCATGGCCTTACGCATGTCTTCGACGATCTTGATGCCTTCTACGTTTTGGAGCCCTTCCCCCTCCATCGCGACCTTTTCATTCTCGGCATTGCCCATGTTCAGCCAGAATGAAATGAGTTGCAACCGGTTAAGGTCTTCGCTCATTCCGGGTAGACGAATGCCAACCATCTCCTGGATCTCGCCTTGACGTTCCGCCTTGGGCCTAGCCTCGAATGCCGTTCGGATCTTAGAAAACACATCCTTCATCAATGCGTTGCGGTTCGCCGATGCGTCATCGATTGGCTTCTTAATGTTTCGTCGGGCGGGTCCATTAATGTCCCCTCCATCAAGTTGATCGATCAGCCATTCCATTTTGGTCATCTCGGCGTCGATACCGCGAAGCTGGCGAATACGCTTATCCCAGAATCCTTCGTAAGCGCCACGACGCCGGACTTTCTTAACCTTATTGTTTGCGTATGCCGTGCTTATGAACTGGGCCTTTTCTGCCTCAAGTTCCGCTTCCTCATTGCCGAGCGTGTAGCGATATTGATTCCTCGCCACGGCCTGGATATTGTTCAGCAGGTCCATGACCGCGCTTAATTCTGGCGGGGTGAGTTCCTTGTAATTCTTCGGGATCTCGTTGAAAAGGATGGGGTCAGGCATCACTATCCCGTTGCCCTCCCCGCCATTCGCCGCAAGCTGGGAATTGACCCATTCCTCCCGACCCTTCTCGCGGGCCAAGATATCCTTCAAAGGGATCTTCGCAAACTCGTATTGATCCAGGATCGCATTGAGTTGGTTCAGGAAGTCGCCCTTGGCTTTCCCGATCCTTTGTTGTGCCGGAGTCTTGGCCAAGTCGCGGGCCTTCCCGGCCTGCTTCTCTGCCAGCGCACGAGCCTTTACTGCTTCCAGATACAGGAAGTGGTTCATCAACTCGTTCTTCTTCGCTTGGGCAGCCGCCGCGAAGTCCTGCTTACCCATAGCCTCGAATGCCTTCCGGCTCTCCTGCCTTCCGGTGGTCAGGTATCGGTTAGGCTGGATATCCATGATCTTCTGGCTGTTGATGAGTTCCACCGCCGCAGCTCGGAAGGTGGCCAACGGTGGAACATCCATGGCAGCATTAGCCTCTTTCCGTATAGCCCGCTCATCCTCGCGAGCCATTTGGTGCTGGGCTCGCTCCATCTCGGCCCTGTCCTTACTCTGTTGTCGCTGCTCGGCTTTGATGTTGCCAATTCGCTCTCGGGCTAGTGTCTCAACATCCTTTAGATTTTGTCGTTGCTCTTCTCGAAGATCTTTATACTGTTTCCGTAGAAATGGAGCTACAGATCTCGCTTTTGCCTTAAGCGCCTTAAGCTCCAGAACAAGGACTTCTTCATCTGCCTTCTGGTGGACGGCAAGAACCGCCTCATCTGCCAGCGTCCCATCTGTAGCCATGTCTCCATGCTTGGCCTTCATAATCTCGTCAGTCAGGTTCTCGATCAGTTCGGCCCGCTTCGGTAGCCTCGTCAGCGTTTCGACCAGTTGCCGCCCAGACTCATACCCCATTATCTCAGCAGCGGAATCGATATCTACGCCGCCTTCCTTCACGTAAACGGCCCCCTTGGATCGGGAGATGGCCTGCGTTTCTTTCTCGCCAATTAAGGCCACGATCTGGGCACGGTCCAATTTCATCGGCGTCCCGTCCTCAAGCTGGCCACGCTGGAGGGCCTTCAGATCCTTGAAGTCCTTACGGGAATCCACGCCAGTCTCAACATCAGCGCGAATTGATTCACGTTCGGCCTTATACCAGTCTTCGTGCTGGCGTTGGGCTTCGGCGATTAGCTTCTGCTCTACTGCTACTGCCGCCCGCTCCTGAGCCTTGGCAATGGTCTTCTGGTAGAGGTCAAACGTGGCCTGGTCCCATCCAACATCTTCAGGCTTTGCTATGAGTTTTCGCGTTTCTTTCGTCTGCTCCCGGGCCTGGGCAATGGCCTCGTCAGTGGCATACATCCGATCAAATGCCGCCCGGATCTCGGGACTAAGTTTCACTCCCAGGTTCTTGAGCTGGCGGTAAATGAGCTTCATCCATTCTTTCATCCTGGCGAACGCTCCGCGCAATTCTTCGGAGGGGGCATTCCCCTCCATCACATAGGCTTCCGACAACCTCGCGAAGGTTTCATGCGGCTTAGCGAGTTCTCGTATTCGAGCTGCCTCCACTGATGTTAATTCCCGACCTTCGACTCTAGCCTTGGTGTCGATAGCCTTGGCCTCTGCCTGCATGGCAAGCTTGTTGTCATGAGTCCCATATCCGCTTGCCTCAAGGAATCCCTGATAATCATCCTTTATTTGTTGAGGAACACCTTCCTGTTGAGCCAAGTCCGCCAAGATCTCAAAGGCGAAGTGCCCCCCTATCTCATGTATTGCAGTGGATAAGTTTGCTGTGGCAAAAAGGCCCACATGGGTTTGGTAATTCGCACCCCACTGGATGAACCCGCGCTTGCCTTCGTGGGTATCCCCGAGCTGGATTGCCTTGATCTCTTCTTCCCATGCCAGGAAGGAGGCTTCGGACATGCGGGCTTCGTCGGGATTGATTCCCTGCTGGAAAAGGGTTTGCCCTGTTAAACGCCCTTCTTCTCCAGCCCTAACCGCAACGCCTCTAGGACCGCCTGCCCCCGCGTCGCTCGCTCTTCGTCTGTCCAGGGTTTTGCCTTCAACGGCTTGGGCGACTCTTCGTTCAACCGGCTTTCGTTGTCCTTGGAATTCATAACCGGCTCCTTTAAGCCTATTGTAGGTCTCTTCGACTGTTTTGTAAATACCCTCATCGTAAGAATGTGATTCCATGAACGACATCAATTCATTCTGAGGGACAAGAGTCATGTCCTCTCTGGTCCCAGAATTGTCTACCACGTTGAAGGATACGAGTCCATTCCCTTCATATTCGGATAACAATCGCTTCACCGTCTCAATTGCACCCTTATGGGCATCAGCCAACACCTTGAGAGGGACGGCGCGTCCTTCTTCCTCATGTGCCCTAACGATGTTACCTTCTACCGCTTTTTCTACTGGGCGGTAGATGAAATCGATTCCGACCCGTCTTCCACTCGCTAAAGCATCTTCGATCATGGACTTTGCACTATCGTAATTCGACAAGGCACCGTTCCACACAGTGTGCGCTTGATCCCCTAGATTAAGTTGCTTTGCCGCCGTGTTTTTACCGCTGCCGCCACCACCCGCTAGGAATTCAACATACTCGCCCTCCACCGTAACCGGTTGGGCCATACGTTCGATAAACTTTCGTTTCATGAAATTGGATACTGCTTCATGGTGTAGGCTGGTAACAAGAAGCGGATCTTGTTGATAATTCGTGTCCAGTTGACGGGCAAGATCTACATCTAAGACTTTCCCGCCTTGGGAATCTGGCAGGTTGTCGTATTCCTGACTTGCGGTTTTGGCTTCAAATATGTCCTTGGCTTGGGCTTTTATCTGAGACGGCTCAAGGGAATCTACCTGGTATAAGGCATCTGGACTCTCTGGGGCCGCGTTTGCCTTCAGTCTGTTCTCCATCACGTCCTGGATGGACATCCCGCGTTCGCCCTCCATGGGCCGCGAGACCGTTAGCCCTTCGCGCCACTTGCTAAGGTCTTGCCCGCTCCGAACCTCAAGCGTGGCCAGGATATTCGCGAAGGCGTCAGCATATGTCCCAGCAGTCGAAGGCTCGAAGAGCGGATCGAACTTCTTCACAAGGTCTTCCCGGATCTGCTCCTTTAGGCTCAGTTCCTTGGTCGATTCGATTGCCTTCTGAGCTTGCACCATTTCGGCTTGGGCAGCTTCCAGCGCTGCCGCGTTCTCTTCAGCCATCCGTGGCGTCCATTCACCGATGGACGTTCGTAGGTCAGGAGCAAGCCCTTCGTGGTGCTCTACCGCTAATTGGGTCAGGTAGTCAGCCGTTTCCATGATGAGCGGATTCCCGGAGGCCAGCGCCTCATCCAGGTTCTTTACCCCAACCTTTTCGGCCATCACATACGGGTCCAGCCCTTGGCTCTGGAAGTATTCCATGAACGCCGTGGGCTCGATTAAGGTGGTCTCGCCTTGGAGCATGGACCCCGTAGCTTCTCGGAACTTCTCAGGGCTCCGCTTTAGGAGCTTGGATTCCTTGGCCGCATCAACAAGATCCTGAATATCACCGACTGGCTTATCCGGCCCGTGCCCGCCGGGAATAGCAATGCGCATTCCTGCGCCCATGGCCACGCCGCCGGTTAGATTCTGGATCGCATTACCAGCGACTTGAACCAAGGTCTTGTCTGGGTTGATAGTCACCCAGTCCGCCAGATCTTCCGCGAATCCCTGGACTACCTCTTGTGCCCCTTCCTTGGCCCCGGTGATGCCGAGCGAAAGGAGTTTGGAACCCCACTTTTTGATTATCGATTGCGCTCCTGGAGCCTTGGCAACCTTGATCATCAGGTCTTCCAGGATCTTGCCTTCCATTGCCGCGCCAGTAGGACCAGACAGAAGGCCAGCCAGTAGCGCCCCGTGAGCCGCTTTGATCTCTGCATCCTCTTGGCTCAAGGTAGGGTCTTTGCTCATCAAGAACTGGACGCCATTCTGATATTGGCCCTGGACCGTTCGCCCAACCTCAAGAAGGCCTGGAGCGCTTACGGCATACTGTCCAATGCGTTGGGCAAGCGCCAAAAGCCTCCCAGCCTTCGGGGCAGCGCCAGCCGCACCAGCGCCGCCCGTTGCAACCGCTAGGCCAATCGTCGCCGCAGTGGGCGCCAGTTCCCCAGCGATGATCTTTGCCGCGTTCATCAATCCTTTTGGATTCGATGGATTAGCCGCGCCCAAGTTGAGGAATTCTTGCCCTGTCTTTGGGTCCTTCACCACGAGATTCTCGGTCTCGTATTCGTGCTGTTTCGCCCATCCAGATAGTTTCTTACCCCCCAAGTCCAGGCCCTCAATCGCCCACTGAAGAGGATTCACCTTCCCAACTGTTTTAAGCGTTTCAACCGCACCCTTACCAAAGACATTCCCAACAGTTGCCCGGATCGTTGCGGCTTGGGCATCTTTGATGGTCGAAGCCAAGGTCCCAATCCCCCCCAAGGCGGAAGCACCAAGACCCATGTAGACTCCAGCTCCCCTTCGCTTATTGTCTTCTGCTACTCGTTGTTCTTCCGCCTTTAGTGCCCGATCCCGTGCTGACTCTTCAACCTTTTGGAGAGTAGGAATATCATCTCTGGATACAGGAACATTATCCTCATGTTCTACAAGCCAAGCCGCTAGTGATGGCGTGACTTCCTGGACCAATTCGGGGCTATATTCCGTGGCCTTGGCTTCAGTCTCAAACGGCTGTGGATTGCTCGCAACGACAGACGGAGCTACACCATTGACCGCCGCCGTTCGGATATGCTTCGCGTAGGCTTCTGGATCCACATTCGCGGTATCTCTGAATCTTCCTTTTAGGGCTGACGCCTGGTCTGTTTCGGATGCCATCTGGTCAAGAAGATCATCCAGTTCGTCAGGCATCACTTACCCCGTTTGTCTGCGGCCCTTTTGGCTGCAATGACCATTCTAACATTGGCAGACGTTGCGGGTATACCTCTTCCATCCAATTTACTCACCGCAAAATCTAGTTCTGAATCGGTTACATTGTCCAAGTAAGGCGATGCCGCAGAACGCGGTTCTGTCCGAAGTTTTTTGATCCCTTCCGCGACCACAGACCGGCTACGCCCCGTAATGAACGCTGCGTTTTCTGGTGTCATGGTCAGGTCTCGAAGGTCACGGACTTGATAAGCTTTGGATTCCTTATCTCCACCGAAGATGCTTTTCGATTTAACCCTTACTGGAGACATGGCCTCGTCAATGGCGGTTAACCATTCGTTATCATCAAGCTTCCCCTGCTTTTTTGACTGCATAGACTCAACAATAGGGCCAAGATATTCCACCAAAAGCCCAACTTTCGCTTCATCCTGAGCAGTCAACTTCGTGTCACTCTTGATTTCTCCCCACTTTTTAAGTCGATCTTTCAAGAGTGGCTGTGGAAACTTAACTTCTTTCCAGGTTCCCACAACCTGCTTAGCCTTCCCAATATCGTCCATCAATTGCTTCGTATGAGAAGTCCCTAATTGAGGGTAGAGCGAGGCGGCTTCTTCTAGACCCATCTTGGATAATGCTTCTGGATCGCTTCTCAGTTTTGCCAGTAGCGCATATCGTGCTACCTCATCGGCTCCCTTCTCGCCGGTCCCTGCCATCTTCGCTTTACGTTCTCTTTGTTCTGTATCAAAGATACTTTCCAACCGTGCTCTATCTTCGTCACTTAAGGCATTACTGATATATGCAGGCATCCTTTGCACGGCCTGCCAGCTGGTAACCGGCTTCGTCCCAGCGCGAAGGCCAATGATCGAATCAAGCACTGTTCCGAATGCGGTATCCCGAGCCGTTTTCCTGCCTATTTCTTTGGCGTTAAACTGAGCATGTAGCTCTGTTTCTGCCGTTTTGAAGCCCATCGGATTGTCTGCGTATTTATCGTGCAGCTCTTTCCGGGCTTGATCGAATGGGAGATCTTTGGCCATGATCGAAGAAACGTTCTCGTAGGCCACTTTTGCCTCTTCACCCTTCTTAATGAGCGGATCGAAATGAGCCATTACCTTTTCATCGATCCATTCCCTATGTTCTGAAGCCCACTTCTGAGCCCCTGCATAGTCCCCACTTTGGACCATCGCATCAAGAATTGACTCATTCGCCTTCGAGAAGGCGTCCTTTCGGAGTGCATCCACAGGTAGTCCAGTCAACTTGGCCTTCCGTTGAACCGCATCTTCAATCCCACCGAAGCGCGGCATGAGATCCGCCTCAGTGGTGAACCCGTTAGCGAGGTCAGAAGACAAGCCACTCATCTGAGTATCGATCTGGAGATCCGCCTTATTGATCTGGTCTCCGATCATTTCCTTCGCTTCGTGTTCGCCCATTCGACTCGCAAACCTGACTTCACGTTGGGCCGCTGCCTGCCGGAAAAGCTTCTTCTGCTGGTCGTTCTTGAGGGTGGATTCAATCTGCTGGGTCGTGTCTTGGAATCGCTTCAGGTAGGTTTTGCTGAGTAGCTGGTCCCCCGCTTCGCCCTGTTTGTAGACGCTTTCCCCCTTCTGGGTCAGGGCTTCTGTCTCAAGCGCGTCTACAGCCAAAGAGTGTTGGTTGAAAGCATCCTTCGCCCTGTCTGCATCCGCTTCCAGTTGGGCCTTAATGATCTCCTGGCTTACCTGCATTCCAACTTGACCGGCCTTTTCAGCCAGTCCAACCCCGAACGCTTGAGGATCTGCCTGGACACGGAATCCACCACCTTGGAGCGGGTTGATGGTCTCTTGGGCTTGGTAGGTTGGGATCTTGATGGGCATCTCTTACCTTCACTTTCCTGAAGAATAGATACCGTATGCTCTAGATGCTCCCGTGAGAGCTGATTCAAATAGGCCGAATTTCTTCTTCGACTTGTTCATCTCTTCTTCGGCCTGGATCTCTTTGACTTGCTCTCCGAATCCCCAGGCAGTTCTCCATGCGTTCAACTTGATGGTTGCCGCGTCCTCTGCTCCAGCCGTGGCAGTCTGGGCTAGGATATCTCCGAAGGACCCTTGCCCAACCTGTGCCCCAGTCGCGCCCATCATGGCCCGCTGGGTAGCTGCCGCTTGTTCTGACTTCTGGATGGCCTTGCCTTCTTCGATGGACCCGCGCCGGAGCATGTCAAGTTCCTTCGCCTTTGTCGTTTCGATGTTGGCTCGGTTCACGCCAGACTGGAACTGGGATTGTTTGTTCTGGGCATACATGGACCCCAGAGTGCTCACCCCGGCGATTACGTAAGGGATTGCCGCAACCATGCACATCATGCACCTCGTTTCAATGTGAACTTGTGAAACGGCATCCCGAACACCCCGTAAGGTTCTGGTGGATGAATTGTAAACCCCAGCCACTTCAGCCATTTTACTGCCATTGTGTTCCGAGCGTCCACGTAATTCTCTAAATTTTCGTATTGCATCAACATGTGTTGTATCACATCCCGTCCATGGCGCAAAAACCGGAATGGGTGCTTATCAATAGCACTGGTTCCGACCATCCATGGAGCCCCGCAATTCACCAATACCGATGCGGAAGAGGCTCCAAATACACAGACGGGCTCACCATCCCACAGCCAAGCCCAAGACTCCGGCGAGATCTCAAGGCCCAACTCAAGGCATTCAAGCGGCGTGTATTTCGCGCAAGCCCAGAGTTCTTCCACATCCGCCTCACGCGCATGACTCGCCACGGATCTGGCATGTTCGATGGTGGCTGGAACGAATTCATCCATTACCCACCTACCTGAATCTGAGGAATGATCGCCAGTATGTTCACCGGAAGAGGATCTTTTTGTCTGAAGAACACCACCCCAGTTGTATTCCATTGGGTAGATATTGCCTTCTCGTATACTCCGGTGACAAGTTCTTGGGTGGTCTGTCCAGTCGAATCGGGGGGAGCATCGAATACCGCACTCAAACTGTTTTCATCTGGTCCAGCCTCGAACGTCCCAGAATTCAACAACTTGAAGGACACGGCTGGCACAATCTTCCTCTTATCCATGAGAGATCCACCCCCAGGCGGGATATCCAAACTCAACGTCTTACCATCCGCCTTGATAGACAATCCAGCATGAACCTTGACCGATGGCAGGGGAAGGGTAAAATCTCCGGCACCGCCGACAGATAGGCCCTCGACAGTGTTTCCATCCGCTAGCGCCGAAATGTCCCGACCCGTGAGGTGATACAACCCTGCGAAATCATCCTTCGCAAGCCCCCATGCCATAACAGAAACTGCCCGATAATCTGCTGGCAATTCTTCCGAAAAAATAGAAGCTGTGCAGACGGAAGTGGACACGACGCTCTCGATAAGCATGCGACTCTTGTCTGGGAATACGATATGGTCGCCAACTTGCGCCAATGTTGGGGCTTCTCCTGTTGGGTCAAAAACTCCAGCCCCAGACATAACGTTATGGACTTCACCTTGTAACCAAGTATCACCCCCATTCGCATAAACATAAATCTGTCTATCCACAGAGTCATTGTTGCCATCGTAAGACAAGCCAGAATCCAAGAAGAAGCAGTCTTCGACAGGAGTTGACACCCGAAGGCGAAGGCGTTCTATGCAATGGCTATAATCAACCGCTTCAGCAACACGCCATCTCTTCACTGACAGATAGAGGGCGTCTTCATCGCCCTCGCTAACCACGCATGCCGATTCAATGGTGTCAGATCCTGTTTCGGACATAATACCATTAGATAATGCCCAATCCGATCCGGTTTCGTGTTGATGCCACGCCAGAACCTCTTGCTCCTTTAGATAGGTCAGTCCTAGAAGAATCCCATCGTCTCGGACCATCCACACCGTTTTGTTCGGAACATCCTGGTAGCACCACTCCTCGATCTGGTGCCCCTCTAGGAGGTGCGAAGCCATCACACAGAGGTCTTGCCCTGTGTATTTGGCTGTTCCAGGAGCAAGCGTTAGATTCCTGACTGCGCCGCCTTTGTCCGTCACAAAAAGAAGATCATCGCCAACCGCGATTGGGGCCAGCCTTGAAGCCCCATAAGCGCCCTGAACGTCTGGCGTCCAGTTCCCTCCAGGGGTCAACGGTTCTCCACTGCCATTCCCGAAGGCCACAATGCACGAGGCCATGAATACGACGAGTTTCTCTGCCCCAACGACATGGCGGATCTCGTTAGCCTGTTGGCCATTGACTGATGAGACTAGAAGATCCTGGGTCATCGCGTCATCATCGTAAAGCATCAGCGGGTTAGGGTGCTTGAAGTTGAGAATGTCCGCAGTTCGACTTAGCCATGGTGTCTGGGGCTTAGTCGCTGTCCCAGCATGGACTAGGCGCTGCTGGTAGTAGCAGTTAGCGACCGGGTATCCCCGCGTCTCATCCCACTCCTGCCATGCCCACTTGTAGGAATCATCCACACCAGCGGAGCCAACTTCCTCCACGGACATATCACCTACCAGGTGGTTGTAATTCCCGTAGAACCCGACGCCATTGAAGTCTAGGACTGTCGTGGAAACAGATGTGGCCACAATGTATTCGAAGAACAGATTTTTCCTAAATTGCTCCTGGAAATAGAACCACACCCCAAGTGTGTCCCCAGTATCGAATCCGTGAGGGGTGGTGAAGGTCAAGCGCATTGGGAGGGAGCCATATCCTTCTGTTCCGCCCAGATTATCCGTGATGGTAATTGGGTTCGTGCTGCTGTAGATCTTCGTGCTCACGCCACCGTCTGGGAGACGATCCACAACTGTAGCCGTTGCAGTTAGACCAGCACTACTTACCCCCGTAATCAGGCATATCCCAGATCCTTCGTGTAGGTATTCCCACTTGATAAGGCCGTCGCTCACTGTTCCAGAGTAATGCGTAGGACGGTTAGTCCCCGTGTTCCCAGACTGGGAAGACTTATAATACCTACCACCCGCCATGCAGATTTGGTTAGCTATCACAGGCCGGTTGACTTCCCATGGAGTGCCATAATTGCCTATTTCCATGTAAAGGTATTTCCCGACACGGTCAGCCGTGAAGATTGGCTTAGTAGCCGTTAGGGTCACCGTCCCCGTAGCAGCGCTGGCGGATATCGTGCTGGTCTCATCCGTGTTGAGGGTTTGGAACGGGCCTTTGGAGTGGTCCTCCACTGTCACGGTCCACTCGTCGTGGTCCAAACGCGAGATCCGATAGGGAGGATGCCCAGGGCAATTCAGCGTCATGACATCTGCGGATTGGGTCTTGTTGAGTAGTGGAAGATCGGCCAGTGACCACGGCGTAACAACCTCGACAATCGCCCCCACGGCACCGATAAGCACCCACTTACCAGCCGCTAGATCTGTCGAGAACGTCCCCGAAGTGTGTTCAACTAGGCATCGATACGTCGAAGCAGAGTTAGAAACGTCCACGCCAACGGTGTAAAGATGGCTCCCTTCCCATGCGGTTCGAGTGGCGTATACCATCTGAACGCCATCCTTGATGACTCGCATGTATTCATCACCAAGCTCAAGGCAGTAGGATTGATCGGACGAGAAAGAGAAGGTTATCAATCGGATGCGGTCATAACTATTTTTAGCACGGACAATGAATTCAAGCCCACTACGGTTGAAGATGCCCCCGTAAGGGTTAACTTGCCAGTTCTTCAGGGTGTCCATGCTGATCGAATATCGGGATAGGTCTGTCCTTCCCTGCAAAGAGGGCGACAGTTCCCCGCCCGTCATGGACGCCTGGAGGATGCTGGTCATTGGAAGTCCGTCACGAAAGGCGAATCATTAGGCTTGTCAGGTTTTCGGGCAGCGTTGTCCAGAGCGATTGCGCGTCCAAGTTCCAGCTGGAAGGATGCTCGAAGCATGTTCGGATCCTGCTTCTTGCTCAGTGGTCCATTCAATTCGATTGCTAGTGCCCAAGCGATGGCAGAAACCACCATTGGAGGATAGACGCCAGTTTCCGTGATCTGTGCTGTATAGGCTAGTTCCGCATCTTCCATGTCCGTGTAGATCATCTGAGTGGAAACGCTGGTCACAACCTCGGTCCCGAACTCAAACGGGATCGTCTGGTCCATGGTTGGGTTGCGATAGCCCACGATCTCCCGAGGCATGATGCAGTCAGTCGGGCATAGATAACTGAACCCCCAGTTTGTGGGACTGGCTGGCGTCCCGTCCTGAGTCCCGTATACCGTCAATGTCGCCCTGCGTTCCGCAAAGTTCCACCGATACGATTGGAGGATCGCGTCCCTTACCATTGGGTAGAGCAGCGCACAAAGCGCCGATTGCTTCGCTACAGAAGAGGTTGTATCGCTTAAAGATGTGATAAAACCATCTGTCAATAGTCTAGCCAAGGCAAGATTGCAGATCTGAATATCGGTAGACATTCCCGCTCCCTAGGTGATTACATCCATCTTCCGGACTTCAGGTTTGGACTCTTCCTTCTTGGGGCGACCTGGACCTTCCTTGGATAGAGCTTCAGCCAAACTCACCGGCTTCTGCCCCAATTGTCCATAAGTCATTTCCGGTTCAGGCCCAGACGGTTTTTGCTCTATTACCGTTCCAGGGGCAAGTTCGTGGAACCACGTCGCCACGGCATCGTCTTCGACCCAAAATGTCGTGTCCTTCGCATGCCGGATGTCCTTCCAAATGCCGCGTTCGATTGCGATAACTTCTTTCATGTGTTCTCCAAAGAGAGCCGGGGCCAGCCGAAACCAGCCCCGTGTTATTCAACTACAGCGCGTCAGGGTAGGCCTTCCACATCGGTTCGACCAAGGTCAGATACGCGTTAAGCGTTCCACCCAAGAGCACCGAGTCAGACTGACAGAACACGCCCATATATCGCTCGTAAGTCCCGCCAGGGAGCTTGGCCGCAACCCAGTTATACCCAGCAACCAAGGTCCCCTTAACCGCCGAAGCGGTGAAATGGGTGGTCGCACTGGTAGCAAGGTCAGCCGTGGAATCAGACAGCAAGGTGAGCGTGATTGTGCCCGTGCTATTGCTGGTCACAGCAGTCCCAATCTTGGCCACAAACCAAATATCAGTGGTGCCAAGGTTCAGGCTCGCAGTGCCAAGATCGATCACGTCCCCAACAATAGCATTAGTGACGGTAGCGGTGATGGCGGTATCATCGCAAAACTCAGCGAATTTATCAAGGTAAGTCATGTTATTTCTCCTTTTCTTTTTGTAGGTTAGGCCGTCAAGGCGGACTGGTTGTCAAGGATGGCATCGGTTCGAACGACAGGGATGCCGTCAAACATGGTCACAGGCTTACCCGCAACAGTTTCATAAGTGAGGTTGTTACCAACCTTCTTAAGAATCTGCATGCGCAGATATTCCATACCCTTCCGGCTCATGTAGAACACGGGGCGTCCGGGCCCAGTAGGCATACGCTCTTCAAGCTGGATCATCATTTCGATGATGCTCTTGCCCGTTCCAGCGGAAAGATAAGTATCGGCCAATGTATAACCGAAGTGAGCGCGGGCAGCATAGCGCCAATCTTCAATAGCCAAGCCAAGCCGCCAGTCAAAGGTAGACACAAGCCGTTTGGCCTTCGCGCCGGAAGAATTAGTCACAAGCTGAATCCCCATATCCTGGTATTCGAGTCCCGCACGAGTTCCCTTGGGGAAGAAGCCATGGAGCCAAGGCCCCCATTTGGCCAACCAGATATCCGAATTCGTGGTAGCCGCGTCATCAGACTTGATGACATTAACGGAATTCTCGTTACCGGTGCTGAGGTTGTAATACGGCCCGAAGCCGGTAAACGCTTCAGGCTCAGTGGATTCATTCCCACTGAACAAGGTCTGCGCCATCTCATCCGTCATACCCTGCATTGCGCCAACTTCTTGATTCTTCACGAAAGCAGCTCGGTTTCCACCAAGATCTGCCAACTCGGGGTCGATCTCGCACATCTGCGCGAGATGTCCACAAGATTGCTGGACGGGGATACTCGTAGATTTGGTGGGGTTGATATACCCGTTGATCTTCATCCAAGTGGGAAGAGCCACACCGGTCCGCATGAGGAACTTATGGCCAGTGGTCATGTTCCCTTCGGTAACGGTCATATCTTGCAGGATTGGATTCTGCAAGGTGAGAACTTCCGCAATATCAGTGATGATCTTGCCATCAGGCCCAAGCTCTCGCGCAAAGTCGAGAAGCGTGGGGTTTTCAACGCTAAGCGTGGTCATTCTATCCTCCAGGGCCGGTATTTATCCGGCAAATGGAATTGGTTTAAATCCGTTTGGATCCAGGGAAGAACGAATTCCCCTCCTTCTCCGTTGTCAATGTTGCCTTAGGTATTCCGTCTTCTTTCATTGCTTCGCCTAGAATCATGTGGGCCTTGATGAGGAAGGGATGATTCCCGACTTCCTTAACCCAGTCCTGGTATCCAGGCAGTTTTGACCCAATCCAGGCAACGGCAGACTGAGCGGTTGCTAAGTTTAAATCATACTTGGTCCCACCAAACACCAGATCTGCCTTAACTTCCTTGACCCATTCGACATTTTGGTTGACCCAAGATTCCTTGATCTGAGTCTCGAATTCCTTCTGGACATCCCCATAGGCGTTGGCAATCTCTTGCGCGACTTCATTAGAGATGTTCCCTTTACGGAAGATGGGCTCGAACTTAGCCATGAGGCCTTCATCCAGCTTCATCCCTTCGGGTGCCTTCAACTCATACTTCTCAGGTGCGCCAACCGTTTCTTTCCCCTTCTCTCCTTCGGCGGCCTTGTCCGCGTCCGTCTTTGCGGCGGCGTCAAGTGCGGCCTTCTGTTCAGGGGCTTGAGTGGTGGTTCCCTGGCCTTCGGTGGTCTTTGCCTCGGTAGCTACAGCGAGGACAGATTCCACGGTTGCAGCCGGAGCTGCCGTTTCGGTCGTGGCGGTCGTTTGGGTTGCCGCATTAACCGTTGTTTCGTCGCTCATGCTCTTTCTCCTTTTGGTCCGAAAGCAGTTCATATTGCATCTTTAGGAACATCTCTGGTCTATGTGTTCGAACTTCCTTCATGATTGATAGTGCGTGTTCTGCCTTGCCTTTGAAGAATGAAGCCCAGTTTGAATTGCTGTTCATTGGGGTTTCGTTCCATCGCTCTTCTTCGTTGCTGATCCGGTTGATGTAGCGCCGTCCCCGAGGGTCAGAGAGCACCCAATCAAGATCGGATAGTCTCTGTTGGAGGTCCTTCTTTTGGGCCTTTGTAAGTTTCTCTTGCTGCTTTTCAGGTTCAACGTAGACATCATCATCCATTGGGCACTCCTCCCTGCATTGGTGAAGCCATTACGCCTGAAGCGCCGGGTAACGCTCCACCGCCCTGCATGGCGGCCTGGATCTGGGTTAAGGCGCTTGGATCCGTGACGTTGGTTTCTGATAGTGTCTTCCCAACCTGGGCCATTCCTGCCACGTTCTGGGCCATTTGGGCCATTTGCTGCTGCTGTGCACGGTCCTGACGTAGCGTATCAACTTCCTTCTTGTCCCGCACAATAGCCGGAGGAGTCCCGATGCGCTCCGCATACTGGTCGATTGATTCATCCGTGTTGAACTTGTCGAGGATGGTTGCCCCAAAGATCGGCACGAGCCCACCAGCAAACTGATAGAGCCGCTCGATCCCAGTGATGCCCACTGATTTGAGCGCCTGGCTCATGGTGGTGATGTATTCGATGGTCATGATTGCGTCTTGCATTTCAGGAGGGGGAGGAGGCAATGCCCCAGCCCGTTGTAGAATGCCGAAGGTTCGCATTACATCTTGATCCAACAGTTCATCATTCACCCGGATCGATACGGGGCCCAGCTGCTGAAGCTTCTCTTGTTGGAGTTGGGCTACCTCATAGGCGGTCTTGTTGTGGTCCGTGCTGTTCGTAAGCATCAAGAACAGGTCAGAGAAGAAGATCGACCGGATGTCCTGCACTACCTCTGCGCATGATTCCCGCATTTCCCGATAATGGGGATCGATCTGGACTGCGGCCCTAAACCCCTGGCCTGGGCCCTGAGGTTCAATCGTCACGCTGCCAGGGATGAGTGATGGCCTCTCCATACCGACTGGCCCCGCCATCGGAGGGTTAACAGCCTTGTGGAGCGCGTTCAAGCCCTCTTTCTCGCGAGTTTGGAGGCTTTTTGTGCTCCCGAAGGCCATCATTCCAGGGCAATCCGTGCCCCATGCCGATTCACCCTCAACATCCCACCGGGGGAACATCAACGGGAATTCGTGATAACCCTTCTCCGATAGAGGTTCGCCCTTCTCGGTTGGCTCCCACTTGATAGAGATGAATGGCAGATCTTTGCTGAGGAACCCACCTTCCCGACGTTTTGGGTTGGGTTCCACCATCCACACCACATCAAACCATTGGTCATAGTTACCGCGCTCGTATGCCGTCTTAACCGGACTGGATACCTTGTCCTTCCCAAACTCACCCACCATCTGCTCGCAGGTCATCTTGTATTCGCGCACGGCGGTATTCACCCTGCCTTCGTGGTCAACACCAATGCAGAATGACCCAATGGGGAAATGCGTGGCTCTAATGCCGTCGCCCAACCGGGTCTCCATAATGCCCATTCCGCCCGTGGCGAATAGGCCGATGTCTCGGTAAACCTTGGGGTAAATTGCGTAAATATTGGACTTAAGTTTCCACTCCATCATTGTGATCTTTGCGATGTCTAACCACTCTTTCACCGGTTTGTAACGGTTGAGATCTGGATCTGCCATCTTGAACATTACCCACGGCATGGCGGGATTCGTCACACCAGACATGAATCCAGCACTTAGCGCCCTAAGGGCAATCCCTGCCGCAGGGTTTAGAATGCTTCCACGTAGGCTATTTCGGTCTCGGTTCGGGTCAGTTGACGGTAGGAACCTGCCTGCCTGTGGTGCAACCTGACGGGCAAGGTCTTTCCACTCTGTGTCGAATGGGGTTCGCTCTGATTTGAGCGATGCAACTCGGCGCGTCCGGCGTTCTTGCTCCGTCTCAACCACGTCACACCCCGATCAGCGATTTGGGCTGGAGCTGCGGAGCCGCCATGACGCCACCGGGGCTAGTCATGATCGTGCTCTGAAATCCAAGCATGGCCTGCTGCCGTTTTCGAGCTGCCAAATTTGCCGCAGCGATAGCAGGGTCGCTGGTTTCCGTCGGAGGAGCCGCCGTAGCCTTTGGAGCTTCTGGTGTGCTGAAACACATGGACCGCCCTCCTAGGCATAAAGGTCATACTCAAGATCGCACATATTCGCTTTTTTTTCAAGACCGGGCAAAATATTTATTTTACGTTGCGGATCAGGGAAAGCCGTGGTGATGGCACATGCATCTAGGATATTTGGGCTCTTTAATCCCCTAATCTTCATAGCCTTCTTTGGTTCCATTTGTAGAATACCGTCAACACGTTGGCATGTCTCGATGCCCAACAGGTCGTTCCTGAGGCCCTGGTGTTGAGGTATTGACGCCCCTTCTTGCAGAAGTTTCTTTAGGTTCTGGTGCATTTCTGCCCGCTTATTGAGGCACCCAGGGTCAGAAGATGCCCCTGAGAACCACACAAGTTGCCAGTTCCTACCCTGGGAACGGCCTACTGATACAATGCCAGTGCCATAACCAGCATCTATCCAGACGGCATCCGCTTGTTCTTGGTTCTCAAATCTCGCGATTATGTTCGCAAATTCTACGTCATTGTCATTCTTTGGGATTACCGCGAGGATCCTGAATAGCAATCCTTGCCTAAGCACAATTGCCGCGTCATCGTCGCCTTCCCATGCGGGGTCTACTCCTATGATTCGAGGAGCCCACTCATACTGCTCTGGTCTGAGATGCCTTCCCCAAGCCGCGTCCACGAGAGATTCAGGGAAGAACTGTTTGGCTGAAACATTGGGGAACATGCCCCGGATTCGGACCTTGCAGAAATCAGAATCGATCCCGTATTCCTTGATCCATTCCTCGATCAATGCCTTATTCGTGCCCTCAACCTCACGTGAATCGATTTGGGCCTGATCCCACCGGTTGTTCAGATTTCGGAAGATCTCACGGAATCGTCCTGTTGCCCGCGTCCCGTTACCGAATACTACCCAGATAATCTCCGTATTTTCGTCAGTTAGGGATCCTTCTGCGGCCTCCCACACCGTGTCAGGTATGGCGGATGCCTCATCCATAATCAGTATGATCCGTTTGCCTTTATTGTGGAGCCCTTGGAATGCCTCTGTGTTGTGCTCAGACCACGGGATGGCATCCGCTCTCCAGTCTGGATGCGATGGGTCTTCGACAAACACGCTGGTAGCCGTTGGCCGGAACCAATGTGCGTTGATGCCAAGCCTGAACCACTTGCGGACCTCAGGCCACGTCTTGGTTCGGAGCTGGCCCTCTGTATTGGCAGTGATAACCACCCGGCAATCACACGCGGTGCTCATGCCCCAATGGACTAGTTGGCTGATGAATGCTGATTTCCCGATCCCATGGCCAGATACTCTCGCTAACAGGATAGGTCGATGCCTGGTTTCCGGGTTCCTGAGCCTATCCCCAATGAGCCTAAACGCTTCCGCCTGCCATGCCCGTGGCCCTGTGGAATCAGATAACTCGCCCTTCCCCCACGGATACGCATAACGCACAAACCCCAGCGGATCATAGGCCAGGGCTCCAATGTCCTCTCTTAGGAGGCTCTCGGGATCGCTCATTTTGTAAAAACCATAGAATCCTTACTCGTATGGATTAGCACGAATCCCTTATTTATGTGGAGTTTTGCCCCCAGCCAATCTCTCACGGGCCTGCTGTATCGCCTCCCCCAGCGCTCCATTGATAGTCAAATCTCCCGTCAATGTGGTCGGGAGCACCTTCCCCAGCAGGGTCAGAAAAGCTGATGGGTTCTCATCCATTTGTTTGATAAGCCAATCTTCCCCACCTTTTGCGTCCAATGCGCCTAGGATCATCTCCTTCAGCGCTTTGGTGACCTTATTTGGCTTACCTAGCCGCGAACCCCCACTATTAGGCGGTTTGCGGGTTGTCCCTGGTTCTGGGCCTGGCTTCCCTTTACCCGCCATGTGTCACCACCTCTGGTTTGTCAAACCATTCTTCTGGTAGACTGTTTAGGTATGCTTCGAGTGGGGCTGCTGTATTGTCTTCTGGTTCGATGCGCAGTCCTTTAGGGAGCAATATATCTCTATTTAGCACCCAATGTGACCGGCGTGGGATCGATTCTGTATATTCCTTATTTGTCGATGTCTTGCCACTTTTGTCCCATTCCCCGTTTGGAAGCAATACTGCGCCAGTTCCAGGCTCCCGACGACAAGATAGACATACAAGGGCAAAGTTAGGATAAACCAACTTTGGGAAGACACATACACGATCAACTGTTCCCCCACAAAACTCGCATGTCATCCGATCACCTCGCCTAGAATCATCCTTTTCTCGTATGCCTTTTCTTTGGCTATCTGTCTATCAATCCAAACATCATAGCCCTTTGAAATCAATACCAACGAATTAACAAGCATCCTCCGCCTATACCGGCTAGGACAATTAGTCCTTGCTAACCCACAGGCGTAATCATACGCGATGATCGGGAACACATCATACCGCCTTGTGCATCTCATTCCGTCACCTCTCCCTTCCTGCTGATCCAAATATACCACACTAGGTGTGCGGTTAGAATGAGGGTGAATGGGATCCACATCATGAATACCATCCTGGGGAGTCCTCGAACACATACGCTCCACCGCCATACCCAAGTTCTTTCAACACTTTAACCATTAGTTGGTCCTGGAGGATATGGATAATCTCAGTATACCCGAGATTATTCTCTCGTATGGCGATCATCTCTGCCTCGAATTCCCCTGGGGTCATAGTCATATCATCTTCTCCCCATCTGGACGGATGGCGTTGGCTATCGCCCGAATTGCGGATATTCTTTCATGCACTTTTTCGAAATCAACAAGTAGTGTCACACTGCCGGGAGCGGGAAGAAAGCTCTTTGCTATCTCCCAGCATTGTCGGCGCTCGTCTTGCCTAACCTCGGGTTCTAGTTTCTGACGTTCATCCATCCGCGCCCTAAAAACGGTCTCTTTCCACATGCCGATCTGCTCTTTGAGATCTCGGCATCTATTTTCGGTTTCGTCTGCCTTCTTCGCCACAGCCTTCCATCGGTCGCGCTCGTCCATCGCCTCGACCATTTGCGCGTTTTGCGTGTCGATCAATTTCCGAGCTTCACCTAGTTTGCTTTGTAATGTGAATACTGTTGCCTTCAATGCTCGGCTTTCCTTCTGGGCATCCTCAGTTCGGCTCTTTTCAAACTCAATATCCCTCTCTTTCAACAGCACGAGTTCGAGCTGGTCTACCTCTACTCGCACGAATCGAGTTGGTCCCTGGATCCAATCATTACTTATCTTCCCTCGAATTGCATAATTCTTAAATGCTGGCGGGTTCGCAAGCTCTCGGCTGATCCGCGCTTCCTCAGTCTCGGGGGCTTTGGGGATCTTTGGGCTGAAATACTTAGCTTCCATTCCGCATCCGTATTTGTTCAGACGTTCCGCACCTGCGTCCAAAATACGTCCAGAAACCTCACCCATAACCAGATCTACAGCGTAATCACGATAGCAATCAGGGTAACGGGTTATCCCGCTGCCGTTGCGTAATTTCAGGTGTCTACAATCCCTACAGTATTTGTCTGTCATTTCAACACCCATCTGAGAATCCAATCCAATATAAACGATCCTATCCAGCATATTACGGTTAAACCAAGTATTGCCAATACCAAACCAATTACAGCACCAATAGCGAAAAATATACCCGTTATCATTTTACAACCCCATAATTTTCGAACATCGTTCACACACTAATTCCCCGCTAGTGGGGGTGGTCCAAATCACAGCGGTGTGTTTTGTTTCGTGCCCACCAAAACATTTTTCACAGCATGGGCACGGTAGCCAGAAATAGCCAAAAAGTTTAGCGTATATCTTGTTTATCCATCTCATACTCTCACCCTGCACCGTTGGGGCATCGCGCCCGCCATTGCCACGTGTTCACGACGGTAACCAACCATCAAGAGCAGATCCCGCGCCTCATCCCAGGGATGTGCCTCATCCCAGGGATGTGCCTCATCTCGCAGCACAGATAATGATCGCATCGGTTTCAGCCCATGGTGTCGCCTCAGGATCCCATACCATGCCTCGCGGGCCGGGGCGGTCATGCGAGGATCCCCATTGGTGAGCCGCATCTCGCCGAATGTTACCCAGGCCCTCAAATCAGTCATGATCCTAGTCCATGGGTCCGTCTGCCCTGCGGTGTCGTTATACTCTCGGAATAATACAATAGGCTCTCTGATGGCGCAAACAACGCCAGAATATGCGGACGAATGCAGGAATGCCGCGACGTGCGGGAACAGCGTGTCCACTCCCCAGGATTGTGTTGCCTCGAATCCCCGCAATAATAGATCGCGTCTCCCAATCATGTTACTCAGGAGACCGCCTGCCCCCGCCAGCGAGTTGAGACAGTTGGCCCAGGCGCAGAATTGAGACCACTCACTAATGTCCCAGACCCTGGCGAGACCGGTATAGATTTTGAGCGGTGTCCGGGCTTTGTCCGCATGCTCTACCGTTAGATCACCAAATACCCAATCTGGGCCGTGGGTGGTGATGGTGGAGAGCACTTTTTTGATGGCCCCAGGCATTAGCTCATCATCGTCGCCCATCAGATGGCAATACCGTCCCGTCGCGTGTTGGCATACCGTCTCGAAATTGTGGAGATAGTTGTTTTCCGTGTTGTGATTCACCCGCAAAAATGGGATGGATAGGCTATCCAAATATTCTCGCGTTCCGTCCGTGCTCGCATTGTTGGATACCACAATTTCTACCTGGCCAGATAGCCCATAGTATTCAATCTGGTAGGTGCAAACATCTATGCAGTTACGCAACCATTCTTGCCTATTAAATGTCGGGATACAAATACTTAAAAGAGGCCCGCCATGGTTCGCCGCCTCTTTCTGGTTTTGCTCTGCCACGGCCAAGCCTCCAGCTACTAGTATAGGCGTTTTCTGCTTGTTCGCCAGGGGGAAATACAAAAAGCGTTCCCAATATTTCTATGGGAACGCCGTGTTGCTGGATCGTTGAAAAACGCTGCTTGAGGAAGCAGTTAACCGTGGTCTCCATCATACATCACGCCGCGCGCAGTGTCAACCCCAAATTCGGCGGGTCCCCCTCGTCCAGCGCCCCTACGTCTACGATCACCAGCTCCCCGTTGATTATCGCTAGCGCCTGGGTGCACGAGATTTTCATAATGATTACCATATAATCACCTCCGCATATATCATACATCACAATGCAAAACTTGCCTGAAAATATTTTTGATTGCCCTCTTGCGCGACGTTCAACCCGGCCTATATTGGTAGGTGTCGGGGATGAGACCCGCAACCACAGGAGCTACGATGAGGACCTACGCTTTCAGCCTCGAGAACATGACCAAGGCAGCCGAAGAACTCCGCCCCATCATTTCCACTGACCGCAAGTTTGCCGCTGAATGCAGCCGGTCGATGTCGCCCCAGCAGGTTGATGGCAAGCTTTCCGGCATGATCGTTTATCTCGACAAGGACGCCGATTCCCGCCTCTCAACAGTAGTCGCCAAGTATGGCGCGCGCGCATAAGGATCTACAATGTCTATCCAACTCCATGCCCACATCCTACACACCGATGGCTCCGTGACCCACGAAACCACAGTGCTGCCCCGTTACCGCCGCCTACTGTCCGCAGTTGTCTCTTTTGGCTCTCGCGCGCGACGAAATGATCCTACTGTTGCCGCAGTCAAGACCGATGAGACCGGCAAGCTCTACACTTGGGTCGGCAATTACACACCCGAGCATGCCCAAGCTTTCGCCTCGTGGCAACTTTCGGACCTCTAATCTGTCATCCCCCAATCGCCCCGGAAGGGGCTTTTGGGGTGTAACCGGGCCCGCGGGGCAACCACAAGGAGCCACCCATGATCAACGAGACCGCGACAACCATCACCATCAACAACATCACTTACACGCTGGTTGATCGCCCTTGGTGGATGGATAGTGCCTATGCGATGCCAGACGGTCGGATCATTGTTGCTCGTGCGAATGCCACAAATGGCGAGCGGAGATTTAGCCAGGCGCAACTCGACGCAGATCCCACTCTCAACCCCTACTACACCAGCACCGAGAATGAAGGTGAACTGGCTGGATACATGATCGGGTTGACCGATGCTGATCTTGTCAATCTCCCAACGCCTGGCATTTTCAATGGGCGCACTATCGTAGACGGCCCCAGGCCGGTGAAAAACAACGGGATCGCAACGTGCACCAATGATGATCTCCAGAAAATGTATCAGAGCCTCTACAACGAGGGCTATGACGAGTCCGAGGACCGCGATAACACCCCCTACCAAAAGGGCGACAACTATCCAGAATGAGGACCGCCATGGACGAAATTTGGAATCCAGAGACCCACAAATGGGAGCCGATCGAAACCGGGCTCCACCCCCGGAGTGAATATCCAGAGGGGATCTACAACCCAGACGGGACGGTGAGACTCCATGACCGACTTTGATCTCAACATCCTACTCCACCGCCTCGCAGCCCTCGCGAACCTAGAGGTGCTCTATTCGCGAGTCAGCTACCACTCCGCAGCGCTTGCACTGATCCATAACGAGGATCGGATATCTAAACTATCCCGAGAGGTGATGTGTGCCAGCCCCCGCTAAACTCCCTCAGCCCTGGTTCGATTTCTGCCGCTTCGCCCATGCTGAGTCAAATCAATATGGCATGGTCCGTGCCGGAGCGGCGCTACTCAAATGCTCACGGTCCACGCTTTGGGCCTGGGCCAACGGACATTCAACTCCGTCCGAACGCGACCAGGATTTGATTATCATGAGGTTCCTGGAATTCGGGCTTGTCCCTCCAGTTTTCCCTAAACCAACCACACGAAAGGATAAGCCATGATCTACCAACCGAAATTCAATTTAGGCGATAAGGTTTTTCACATCATCAATCTCCAGCGACCCGAATTTGTCGAATGCCCCATGTGTAAGGGTATGAAAACAATCAGCATCAATGGCGAAACGGATAGATGCCCCAAATGTTACGGACGAGGTGGAGACCAGACATGGGTGTCCGAGGGTTGGCGTGTTGCACGGTATGGCCGAGAGGACCGGGAGACTCGCATAATCCTGGAATTTGGATTCGAACAACTTACGATTTGTCAAATTCGACTGGAACACACCAAAGGCTCATTCCCTGAGTGGACAGTGATGTGCAAAGAAACAGGCGTGGGGTCTGGGACAATACATCAGATGGGCCATCTGTTTGAGACGGTAGAGGAGGCCCAGTCCGCTTGTGACAAACTCAATTCCGACTCGTTGACGTAGACCATATACCCGACTCCAGCAAAATGATTTAGCCCCTGCATTGCGGGGGCTTTTTGCTAGTGAAATTCCACGCCCTTGAATTCAAAATTCGCCGCGCTTGGGACCCGTTTGGCCAACTCCCCATCGCACCCAGGACAATCGGTTATTTCTGGTGCATCCATGATCTGGATACGCTCGAATTTTAGACAACAGTCAGGGCAGCGGTATTGATAAATCGGCATAGCTAGCTCCATTACGACAATAATTTTTCAAAGAACGGCATTGGTAATTGTATTCTGATATCGGTTTTCTCCTTATGCCTATATGATTCGATTTCGAGTGGGATCTTCAATTTCACCGCTCGTAACATTTCTAGCACACGCTTGCGTTCATCCAACCTGATAGCGTCTTCTGATACTAGGTCTTTTGGCACGAGTGTATGACAATTAGGGCAAATTTGCATTGTGCTTACCTTCCTTTGGGTTCCAGCTTTGTCGTGAATCGCACCTGATACTCCTGCGCCATGTGCGCCTCTACCGCCAGGACGTATCGTTTCATGCCCGCATCCGTTAGCTGGGTTGTGCTTCCGATCAGCACGGGTTCCTCGCGGCCAGGGATCTCAGACCATTTGTGATAGCCCTCAAGCACCCAGGCGGGATCGAAATCGGGGGCGTTCTCATCTGGTAGGAATTCTATTTTGAGAAGCTCATGCCATGCTTTGGCCGGGTATTTCCGCCCCGCGTGTTCGGCGTCGCGCTCGATATCTGCCAATGTGCCAGCCCAATAGGCCTGGTTCCGGGTCAATTTGCGCTTTTTCAGTTGCTCTCGGATCACCACCTCAACCGGGGTTTCAACATCAAAGACGATTTTCACCGCACGGTTGATTAGCTCGGCCAGTTGTTGTGGGCCGCGCATGTAGATTGTTTGAGTTTTAACTAACTCTCGCATGTTTTATCCAATGAAATATGGAAAACATCTGTCCCGTTTTTTGTTCTGTCCGTATATACTATATGCCCTGTTTTCCATGTAGTTACATAACAATATTTTTCTCCATCACCGCTCGATCTGCCCGCATTGATTACCCATTTTACTAACAATATAGCGTCGTCTTGGTCAATGTTGTCGTGTATATTTATGATTATTCTACTCACATCATGCCCCTAGATGGTTTGGGTTGTTATTTTGTCACGCATTAGATTCATCCCCATGAATGGGGCATTCAGGTTCAATCCAAAATAATGGGAATCCGTCTTCGCTTTTTAGGCCACAACCTCTGCCATTCCCATTGTCCTGGGTAGCGCATGTGCATCCCTGTTTTTTAGCCTCTGGTGATCCTGGGTTAGGCGGGATTGTGTCAGTCATTTATATCCTCATCTGGTTTAATACCTAAACTTTTGAAATAACACGGATAGCAAATATTATATTCCTTATTTATTTTGTATGGAAACATTTGTTTTTCAAACCTACCTTTCAAACTATCAGATGGACATACTGATACCCGTATCGCGATAATATCAAATTCCCTTTTGCATACATCACATTTCATTGTCATTTTGGCCCCCAACTTTATAGGATCTGATTCCAACTGCATCGCATAGCGCGACAAATGTTGACTCTGCCATCGGCGTAATGATTATAACGTCTTGGTTCAACCAGGCATTTGTTACCGCCAAAAGTTCCAGTTCATTCCCGTATTTTGCTTCGAATTGTTTGTGCCCCATTGGCGCCGCAGCTCCATTCCAGTGGTGCCGATCTCTGCACAGCGGAATCATTTCGTGGTCCCCGGCCTTCTGTCCTCTCCCGTAGGTTGAACCGTCTGGTTTCCTGCGGATGTGGTGGCCTTCTGTTGGGCTATCCTGAGTAATCCCGTCTTTTATGCATGCAATACATGGCATCGCTCTGACTCGCTCTCGGTGCTCTGGGTCTACCACTCGTTTTGCTTTCATCTCTACCTCCGTAGAAATTCGCATCCCATAGATTTCAGGGTATCTGATTGTCTTCATTCGATTTTCCCAAACTAGCGAGATATCGTTCATGCGCGGCCCGTTTCTCGGCACATTCTGCACAGTAGAGAGATCCGGGGATCTTTTCGACGGTGTCACAACCAAGGCATGGCTCCAGCCAAAGAGGTGCCTTCCACCCTTTGGGCCGGATCCGCTGGAGGATCCACCGATCCTCATGGCCCATTGCTGGGGATAGGACATGCCTGAGAGCGTCTGTAAGCCTGCATGCCTGGTGGACATCCGCGTTATACAAAACGACTGGAGGCATCTTCTTGCCCAGCATTCGGACTTCCCAACCCGCATGGGTCTGGATGGCTACGAATTTAAACTCAGGCGCTGGGATGTGGTGTGGGCCTTTGTGTTTTCGCTTGGCCTTGGGTGGTGTGTCGGACCAATTAACAATTGTCATCTAAAACTCCTGTTTGCTGGTATTTCTCTCAAATCTGTTTCACGGTTACATTCGACGTATCGCGAGTAAGCGCCGAAAAATTCCAAGGTGATTGTGTCAAGCGGTCCATCCCTATGTTTTGCGATTATCAATTCAGCCGTCCGGTCGGGCTCGTTTGGGTCCTCACATCGCTCAGATTTGGGCTTCCGGTGCAGGAACATCACGATATCTGCGTCCTGTTCGATGGATCCAGAGGATCTCAGGTCCGAAAGTTGTGGCCGCCCGCCTTGCCGGTGCTCCACTTCGCGATTCAGCTGGGCAAGTAATGCCACTGGAACACCGCGGTCCTTTGCAAACCGCTTGAGGGCTCCGGTGATATCCCCAATTCTGTCTGCCTCTGATTTTTTCGAGTCGCCACCAGGCATCAGGTGCAAGTGATCTACAACCACAAGTTTCAATCTCTCTCCCGCTTTCTGGGTCGCCCTGTCACATTGCGCGATGATCTGCTGGACTCTCGTTTCAGCCCTATCATCGATCAGGATAGGCAAAGAATCGATCTCCGCCAGTGATTTTCTCACCTGTATTATCTGCCAGTTGTTGAGTTCTCCAGCCTGCATAGCCTTACCTGGCACTGATGCGATGTTCGACGCAATGCGCCGGATCAATTCGTCTCGGGTCATTTCGAGGCTGAAATATGCAGAGGGTCCATACCTGGCAGCGCTCAGAAGCCAATTCAAAGCCTTAGCCGTTTTTCCGATCCCAGGTCTTGCCGCCAGGATAATCAACTGGCCAGGTTGGAAACCCATGGTGATGGAATCCAAACGAGCGAACCCCGAAGGGACCCCGTAGGTTCGGGCTGAAGGATCTTCCGCTTGCCGCAGGATGCGCTCAGTTGATTCAGACGGACCAGCCAGCCCCTTAACTCCTGCGCCTGCCACAACACCAGCCAGGGACGCTCCTGCGGCCTCTGCGATGGCCTCAGGGTCTAATCCCTGACCTTCCGCCTCACGGATCAGGCTGGACCCCAGTTTCATGAGATCACGATATTTCCGTAATTTCCTCAGATAACCCGCGATAGCTGTTGGTTTTCCGACAGTCTCACCCAAAAATGATTCATAAAGACCGCCAATGCCCCCTGCAAGCCCAAGAGTTTTTTGTTCCTCCATCATGATCCTGATGGTTATGGGTGAAACCTCATATCCGCGCTTCAGGCACTCGTTTAGCGCCGCGAAAATGTGCTGGTTTGGGTAGCTGACAAAATCATCCTTGGTAAGCATGGCCGTAACTTCTGCCGCGTGTGCCTCCATCCCTGGCTCGCAGATTGTTCGAAGCAGCGCAATCTCTGCGGATTCGTCCTGTGGAATCTTAACGCTCATTTGACACCCATCTTTCGGCGAGTCAGGACGGCACGGACGGCGCGTTCCCACGGTGGAGAAACGCCATTCTTACCGGGTCCGAACCAAAATTCCATGGCGTTGGGGTAGTCCCCTGGATTTGTCAGCCATTCGGAAACGGCCTCGTCAAGGGTTGCAAGATCCAGTTCTGGCTCTCTGGACAAGACGCCCTCGACAAGGCTCGCGGTAGCCACCACGTCATTCCGGATTTTCTTACCCTGGCGCTCGGCTGGCCACCGCGTTTCCCAGTCCAGGACCATGGCAACAACGTCATCCCGGTAGGGTGCGAGTTTTTGTTTTTTCTTTTCCTTCTTGGAAGACTTGCTTTCAGAAACAAGATCAAGCCCCGGAAGCGTAGCTGAAGGGGTAGTATTTGTACTTTGAATCAGTGAATCAGGAATCAGAGAATCAGGGGGATTTCCACCGTTAGGTAACGGTGAATTAACCGTTACACAACATCTATCAATATTATCAATACTTGGAGGCGGTAGAACCGATGCCCGTTCCGTATGGTGTGGTGATTGGTGGGCATTGAAATTCAGGACAAGAATGAGATTTTGACCATCAACCTGGTATCGAAGTATGAAACCCCACCGTTGTAGATCCGTTAGATAACCGTTAACATCCAGATTTCCACGGTATGGGAAAACCTCTCCCTTGATCCGGATAGGCCGGTCTTCCAGCCGACCCTCTCTATCGGCAAGGCACCAAAGTCCCTCAAAGAGCAGCGAGTAAATAGGATCTTCAGATCCTAAAATCTCGTTCTTGAAGATCCCCGGTTTTATATTCCTGGCCCTCATCTGGCGGCCTTCCAAGCTTCTCGGTTATACGCGCACCTGGAAGGATCATCCTCTGGACGGATGTATGGTTTAGGCTCCATCCCCCGCCCTATCGCCTCCAGGCGCCTTGCAGCCCTACGGAGCATCAATGCCCAATCGTGGGCCTCCGTGGTGCTGGAGGGACGGATTGTGATTTGTTGGCCCTTAGTATTACTCAAAAAAAGGTCTTCCTCGCATAGGGATAGAGTGAAATCTCCAAATGCGTATGTGTCGATCAGTAAAGCCATGCGACCTCCTGAAAAGTCCCGCCAGCTCCCCGATGGTAGGAACCCTTGAAGGGCATCAGGAACTGCTGGCGGGAGGGTGAAATTGTTTGATCGGTTCCTACACCGTGAGTAGAGCATACATCAACCGATGTTGGGATGCAAGGCTAAAATGGTGTGTGTGTGGCCAAAAACTCCTTGACCGTTTCGATTGCAGTTAGATTTTTTACATCATCGGCGGTGAAAACAAGCGGTGACCAGCCTGCCATTACCGCCGCATTGGATTTCTTGTAGTCGCGTTGGATCCCTTTCCCAGTTGAATGGCCGGATTTTTTACCACTGTCACCCGCATGAGTCCCGCCATTGATTTCGACCACAAGTGAAAACGCAGGCCACGCGAAATCGTAGATGTATGGGATGTTAGGTATTTTGAATTGACGAGATGGATCAGGGATGATCGACCCCGCAAGTTGCTCCGTTTGGATGTTCCACGCAAATAGTGTTTCCAATGCCTCGCGTTTGGACTTGTCTTGGGCTTTTTTTACAACTTGGGCGGGGGATAGGACTTTGGTCATTTCCGTGCCCTTGTTATCTCTCTACACACTAACATAACAGTTCCACCCCACAACATTACCCACGGGTGAGCCTCTCCATTATTAAAGTGTGAAGAGATTAATAAACCTAATATCCAAACAATCATACTAATGATATATTTCATTCCGGTATCCCCAAATGATAATCCATTTCTTGTTTGGCCTTCTTCCGAGAAAAGAACGGCCCGAGTGGCTGTAAGATCTCTTCCGTGCATCGTGGACGCCAGCCCGCAGGGTATGCCCACCAAATCTTTGGATGTGGTCATGGCTAATTCAAACTCCTAACATTGTTTAAATATTTCTCGCATTTCTTACACTTCATGACCTTATTCTCCATTGGAATCCATCTCCAAAGTCCACAAAGCGAAAACCACCCATGCACTGTTGGATAAAACCAGTGATTTAGTTTTGTGTTTTCCGAACTCCATTTCCCTTGTCTTTTTTGGTTTTCGCTTAACCAGATCATAGTTACTCCACAGCGCACATGAGAGACATCCCCAACATAAATAGTGCCAGCGTGATCCAGAATAGATTGAAAAAATATGAATCTCGCTTCATTTCGCCTCCGGGACGCATTGGCAAGTATGGCCATTCTCGCATTTTGTAGGCGTTTGGGTGCATTCTGAATTTGTTGAAAACAGATGTTTTGGGATATGTGCGGATCCGTGCAGGCATTCATCAGACCATTTGCATTCTGATGACGCGCTGCATACAACTAATACATCACTCATTTTGCCTCCGATCTCAAACGATAGATTTCTGTGATTAGCGCCTGTTGATCACTACGCGACATTGGAATACCATTGGAAAAGTCTAACTGGATGTGATACAATCGATCCATGGTCAATGCTGGTGGAGTGTATGGTGGGTGTTCTGGCATGACCGAACATCCAGGATTCATCAATTCTACCTTCAGCGTGTTGTCGGTGGGTCTGAACCAGGCGTGGTGATCATAGATATCTGCCTGTGATGGTTCTGGTGCACGGGATGGCCATACGGTTTTGGCGCAGTCGCTCATGATGCTAACCTCCATGAAAACATGAAAATGTCTACCATAATACGGATGATGCCACCTAGAATGAATGGGATGATGACACACCAAAAAACAACTTGCCAAAGTGATTTAAGATACCCGTGTTTTAATTTTGACCAAATTGACTTGTAGTCGCTCATTCTGGTATCTCCGTCCATTTGTTGGCACCACTGAATGATGCTCCGTTTACCGCCATCCATTCCTGCCATGATTCAGACCACCAACAGATGGCGTGTCTTTCGACGAAACCATTTGGATCTTCTGGGTATTTTGGCCTTTGCAGGATTATACGTTTTCCGTCTTTTGGCGCTGTTGCGATTGGTTTCCAGTTTGTCATTTCTGTTCTCCTATTTGGTCAACTAGATCATCGAATGGGATACCTTCGGTCAAGTTCCTGTGGCATAAATCCGCGAACGACCTGGCGCTCAAGCGCCTTACCTTTTCGTATCGATCGAATCCACGTTGGATGTCGTTGAAGTATAAGCAATTATACATAAGAGTCAGGCATCGCTCTGGGAAATCGCCAAGCGTTCCATCATCGAGAGCGCATTGGTAATAATTGACTCCAGGATCATCGAATGCCATCTTTTCATATTCATATATATGCAATACTAACCCATAACCAACATAATGATCATCCTTGTTCCCCTCTTCATAATTGATTTTTACCCTGTCGCCTCTTTTGAATTTCATTTGAGTATCTCCCTTTTGTCTTCTGCTGGGCATGATTGCCCGAATGACACGATTGCTGTGATTAGTGCAGCGTGGAACTTATCCGAGATTGGACGCTTCCCACTGATCCGGTTATAGAATGTTGGCCTACTGTGGTATCCCATTTCGTGCTGGAGTGCCGTCGTGCTGATCCCGAGTGCCTTCAGCAGCGGCCTGTAATCAAGGAACATGTATCCTCCACATGTATAAAGGTAGGCCGATCTGATCGCCTGTCAATTGAACTGAAAAAAATATTTTCATCGGGGCTTGACATGGGATACATGGTGCCTACATTGGGACATGTGGAGGATGACATGCTGACAACGAAACTTGCAACCCCAGAAGAAGAGAAAACCAAGATGACGTTCCCTTGCTTGTGCCTATCCAGAGTGCATGGTGATTTGGTGTTGTTTACGGACGAAACGACGGGAACCCAGTTAAACTCGAATAGTAGAATAGGCCCAATTGGATGTTTCGCTAAATCATGGGTCCCGTGCACAGATAAAGATTTTTGGACCATATTGCCAAAAGGTTCAAGCATCACAATCACAGTAGAATAACCACAACACATCCAACCACTCGAGGGTGGTGGTAGATCGTAGATAACCTGCCATGATCCAGAATCGCCGATCCCTTGCGCAATATGCAAATAGGCAGGCTCATGGCAGTTATTTGACAACGATGAGATTGAGTGGGCACATGTGAAAAACGTTCGATGCAAGTTCCGACAACAGCACGAGACGAAGCACCCATCGGAATAGGTGCAGCAGTGAGCGACCACAGGCTATAAGCCTAAAGCCCATGTGCCCACTCAATCTCATCAATATTGCTGGATACCTTACTCCACAATGGACAGGCGGGCATAAGGAAGAGTAGATTCTCCCCTCTATCCATCCAGCAACAAAGCCACGCGAGAAGATGGCCCAAGTAGGGGGTGCGGGTCCTGACGGACGCGCTAACCCGAACGAATAAGCTACTTGCGTGGCCCATATCTTTGACAAGGAGATAGTAATGGCTAAGAAAGACGATCAACCACAACGAGGGCATGCCTTCGTGAAACGATACAAAGCAATCCCTTGGTCGGTGTGCATGCATTGTGGACTGATACGTCTCAACAACGATGCAACACGAAAAGCGAAGTGCGACCGAGATTATCATCGACAACACCCGCAAGCCTCACCGAGAAATAGGGCGAGCAACGCGGAAGACAATCGCGACCCCCGCACAGAGGCATATCGGTATCGGTGCCCAAGCGGACAAGCGGTATATGCACCCGGCTAGACCGGCACACTCGATAGCCCACTAAAGTTTCAGTCGAGTTGACAGAGCAAAGACTCCGAGCTGGTGAGAGGCCAGCACATTGAGAGGGGCGATACCAAGGTGTGACCGAACCTTCCGGGGCCGCGAACAAGCTTCAATACAAAGGAGATACCATGTTTCAACAGATGGATGAATCAACATTTAAGGGCTTGTTGGGAGTTTTCAGCAATAACTCTGACACGTCCAAGGCCTTAAAAGAACTCCACCTCTACCGCGAACTAGGCACACTCCAGCAGTTGTCCTATGCAACGGAAATATCCAAACAGTTAAACGAGATCAAATGTGGCATCAACCAGTTGTTGTTTTATCATTATGGCCGGCTTGAATCATACACGCCGACAATTAGCCAATGCATTGGGCCGGAGAAACCATGATCCACATCGACCACTCTATCCTAGACGGTGGACTGTGTGTCGCTGCTCTGCACTGCGAATCTCGGATTACAGGGCATGCATTCCGTAAACGGGAAGGCAACGAAGACCTATACCGAGCGTTCCGCGAGTCTGAACTGGACAGGACCGAATTGGATTACTCCAAATGGCCAGTCCTGATGGAGATGCGACACGAGGCACTTCAGCGCCTTGTTGCCACAGCGGAGGCAGCAAAAGATATCCCATACGAGGCGATGGAGATTTTGTCGGGAGTCAAACCATGAACCATCACAGAATCCCCAAAGAATCCCTGCGCGTATTCCGGGCCAGGTTTGAGGACCCAGACGAAGAGCCGGACGATAGCGCGGACTATGATGAGTGCCCTTGCGACGATCTTGAGTTTGACCTATACATGGAGCGGGAGAACCAATGACAGAAGAGACGCAACCTAAGCCGCTCAATCTATGGCAACGTTTGAACAAGATTAGGGAGAAGGTTCAATACATCCGCAAGGGCCAGAAGGTTGAAAATTACATGGCGATCACTCATGACGTAGTGACTGCCGAAACTCGAGACTGGTTTGTCGAATTCGGTGTGTTGATACTAACCTCTGAAATATCAAGTGAAATGCTTGATACTGGGTGTAAAAGTCAGAAGGGTAATCCTCTCTATCGGTTCGAAGGGAAGTATCGGATTGACTTCGTTAATTGCGATGATCCAACCGAAAGAGAGTCTGTAGCGCTTACAGCCCACGCCAATGACTACGGAGACAAAGCGCCAGGCAAGGCCCTGAGTTATGCCGTCAAGTCCGCAATACTTAAAGTGCTCATGATTGAGACTGGAGAATCGGACGAGGCCAGAACCACAATCAATCTATCCCCTGATGATGAGATTGGACCGGATCAGCTTACGCTATTCCTGGCCGGGATAAAGGCCGCCACCACGGAAGAACTACTTCGCGAAACATACTTAGCTGCCAGTGCTGCTAGTTCTAAGGATAAACAAGCCATGGCAACGCTAGTCGCTGCCAAGAATGTCAGATATCGCGAACTTCATCCCGAGACGGTGAAAAAGTGAAAATCCTTTACGACCTACCACAGGGAAGTCCAGAATGGTTTTCGGCCCGCTGTGGTCGCGCTACGGCCTCCAATTTCTCCGCAGTAATGGCGAAGGGCCAAGGGAAAACCAGGCAGAATTACCTCCTTCGTGTCGCGGCTGAAACATTAACAGGCAAGCCGATGGACACATACAGCAACGGCCACATGGAGCGAGGGAAAGAACAAGAGTCCGACGCAAGGAATGAATACGAGCGGATCAGGGATGTTATGGTCCAGGAAGTTGGGCTCATCTTACATGATGATATTCTGGTTGCGGCATCTCCTGATTTTTTACTGGGAGAAGATGGAGGCGGGGAAATTAAGAGCGTGATCCCAACTGTTCAGCTCGAAACTATCCGGGCCGGTGGATATCCATCCGAACACAAAGCGCAGATCCAAGGCAATCTATGGACCGCAGAACGTAACTGGTGGGACTTTATCTCCTGGTCTCCAGACCTTCCAGCGCCCATGAACATCTACATCCACCGCGTTTTTCGTGACGAAGAATACATTGCAAACCTCGAAAAAGAAACGATACTGTTCCTGTCTGATGTTCGGGCCTACATTGAGAACGTTTCGGAACTGGCGGAAAAGGCATCCTTATGGCCACTGAAGAGATTAAAGCCCTTACAGATGATGAACCTGCCCATGAACTTTTAATAGCAAATCACGAGGTGAACAGCCTCTATTTACTGAATAGCATCTGCGCATCTACGGGAGCAGACACAATGAAACCAATACGGGCAGTCTGATGGCTGAGCCTGTCCAGATCCTCCGAGGTGCCCTGTGACCAATCAATCTGATTTCTGTGAGTGCGCTATGTGCGGATTCAAGTGGCGACAAGGACAGGATGGGGATCATAGCTGCGCCCGAATCCTCCGAACTCGCGTTGTAGAGCTGAAGGCATGGAAGGAATCCGCGCAGGCTGTCCTCGACGAAATCGACCTTCAGGCAATCGGCAAGGAGCTGGGCGTCAAGCTCGGGGATCCCATTGGGCCCGCGATCCTGCCTGGAATCCGTGCCATCAAGGCCTGTACAGTGTTTCAATCCACGCGCGGGCTGTGAGACCCGCGCGACGTCAACACGATTTTGCCTGTAACTGTCCAAAGGTGAACCCATGCCAATCCCGCAGTATTACTTCAAGGACGACCGATGTAAGGCGAAGGATGCATACTCGCCCGATTGCATTTGCTGGCGCGATGAGGGGACTGGACCGTTTCCGCTTGAGCGCCCCGATGATCCCGAAACACACCTTACGTGGCGATTCAAACCCCCCCAGCCGAATGAGGCTGTCCAGAAAGGTGAACCATGCTCCGACTGCATTTTGAAAATGTGGGACGCCAGAAGAAAAGTTGGCACCTAGACGCCGACGATTGGGACGCACTCACCGACCAAATGATTCTGTGGTCCATCCAACATTCCGGCGCCCTGATGAGCCGGGACATTGAATACAACCTCTGTGCCGACACCGGGTCAGGCGCGATCTACGCCGGGATGCACCCCGTTGGTCGGCTTCGTCTTGAAACCGTTTGAGCATGTCCAAACGCATGACCCTCCCCATTGGAGCCTGTATGGACCACGAAGAAGCCCAGGAAGTCGCCACGCTGCGCCGCCTCTATTCGGATCGTGAGGAACGCCATGCCTGACAATCCAGCCGATATTTCACGGCACCCGCTCCTGAAGAACGCCCACGAGCTGTGTATCACCATCGAGAAATGCGGCGCATCTCCAGAGTTGACACGCGCATCTCTGATGGCATCTACACTGATGGACGATATCCACTCATTGATCCTGAGAGCGATCGAGGATCAGAACGAGCGGGACGCTCTTGGAGTCCGTGTCCGGAAGCTTGAAGAAGTGGACCATCAGCGCATCACAGAAATCATGGGCCAGGAGTCGAGAGCGGATCGTTATCTATCTGCCTTGACTGCGATCCGATCCAAATTCCCTGGGTCATCGCTGTTTTATGGCGATTATACCCGCGAGGTCCACCACATCGCGCACGAGGCAATCGAACAGTAACTGTCCAGAATTCACCCGGCGCGGCGATCCGCGCCCGATTCCCAGAAAGGGAAAACCATGCACTACCGAAACGGCCGCGAGGCCAAGAACGGCGACAAGATCGTGAAGCTGGAGGGCGGGAAGGTCGTCTCCTACGGCGTCCTGCACAGCGCAGTGCCCGGGAACGATTTCTGCAATGGAAACATTGCGTCGATCCAACCGGCCAACGACTACGCCTGCATGTGCGATTGCCTGCACGTCGATGACGTGGCGGAAGTCCTTGCGGGCGTCGGCCTGAACAAGCGGCCCGAGGGAAAATAGTCATGGGCGCCCCGAAGGCCAAGACCCGTCACTGCGACGAATGCGAGCACTACGACTTGGCCTTCGGGACCTACTACGGCGGCAAGAACGACAAGCACTGCAAGCTTGGGCATAAGCCGAGATGGTTCGACCCGAAGAGCCCCGTGGATGACGACTGGGGGCACAAGCGCAAGTGCGAAGACTTCGACCCGAAACCGTGAATCTGTCCAGGAAGGAGAACCCATGAAAACACAAATGCACACTTGGATGAGCGAACACGGGAGCCTCGGCCCATCCCAATACGCAACAGGCGATTTCAACGCCGCATGCCGACACGATGCAGCCCTGGCACATGATCTGATACGCCGCCTTGAGGTCATCCGAAAGTGGTATGAGGACAATGACCCCAAAGCGGAGGAGCACTGGATAGCCGCGGGTGGTTCTACCTGCGCCAAGGATTGCCCACTCTGCAAGGTCGAAGAAGCTCTCGGCATATCCGAGTAGCACCTGCCCATTTGGAGGAACCATGGATAACGCCACTCACTGGAAAGCGCTGCTCCGAACATTTGGAGGAGGAGCGGCAGAAGACTTGTTCAGGCTTTGGGCCAAGTTTTGGAATGAGGACGATTCCCCCATCGTCGATCCTTTCCCCTACTACGGGGCTTAACTGTCCATAGGAGGACACCATGCGGGTTCATCGCATCACTGACATTGATGGCAAAACCTTTCAGTGCGCCCCTGGTCACGGTGGTAACGACTTCACGCTTTGCGGAATGACGCTAGACGATGACCCAACGATAATGATGTCCCAGGAACTCATCACCGGGAAAGTCACATGTAAGCACTGCCTTGAACTTATCAAATACTGCAAATCGATAAAGCTGTAGATGTCCAGAAAGGAGAACCCATGGAAACACCATTTATCGATCAATTAATCCGAGAATACCCAAACATTGAAGTCCAGATGCATTGCGAAGCAGAACTGCTGGAACTCAAGGCCACCATTGAGGACCGCGAAGGTCGCATTGAGGTCATCCGGCAGTGGTATGAGGGCAATGATCCTCAGGCTG